GTCTACCGCTATAACATACCAGGCAGCAGCAAACGGTACGACTGTTCCAACTGGTACATGGGTAGCATCACCACCAACAACCACATCAGCATTACCTTATATGTGGACTCGAACTATTATTACATATACTGATAATACAACATCTACTTCATATAGTATTGGTTCTACTCCAGAAGGAATACAGGTTGGTGGAAGGAATTTATTACTTAATTCTGCGGATATATTGAGCAGTTATGTTGTTGACAGTGCTGGATATCAATCAATTGGTAAAACTGAAAGTCAAGAAGATGGTTCTGTACTAATAACAAATGCCAATTCAAATACTAGAATTAGATATCGGGAATGGATCATAGTATCGCCAGGCGAAACATATACAATATCGGCGTATTATAAAAATGTTAGCGGAACTCAATCACACATGTTTCAAGTTGTTTATTATGATAGTAATGAAAAATCAACTGGAGGGCTAGCTAAAGCCGGAAAAGGTGAAAGTATTTCTGATGGATGGATAAAACAATATCTCACTTTTATTATACCGAATGGCGTTTCATACATGTATGTATATTTTAGAAGCGGAGAAGACTATACTGGATATACACATTCCTATTATATCAAGCATGTTAAACTTGAAAAAGGTAACAAAGCTACAGATTGGACTCCTGCTCCAGAAGACATAATAAGCACAGTTGATTCCAAGATATCTAAAACAAAAAAAGAAATAACGCAGTCAGTATCCGAAACATATCAGACAATAGATAATATGGGTAACTATTATACAATTGGACAGGTTAATAGTGCTATTAATACTCGCTGTGGTCAGGTTGAGTTAAAAGTTGATGGAATTAAGATTGGTGGAAGGAATTTGTTAACCGGTTCCGCAGGTTGGACTAAAGCCAATCCAGCAAAAAGTACAAATGCACCAGATGGCTATGTATATATTGGTGGAAGAGCATATCTTGAAAATGGTAAGACATATACGTTGCAAGCTGTTAGTGATTCTGTATGGGCTACAGGACATGGTGGTCAAACTGGTAAAGCAACAATATGGATTCATGGTTTAGGAGATGGTTTTCACAGAGTTTTTTGTGGAGATGGTAAAACATCGGGACGATATACATGGACATTTGTTCATACATCAGCTACTCAGAATTGTGAAATAAGAATCAACGGTTATAGTAAAATTACAAGCTTCTGGGACATTAAGATTGAATCGGGTAACAAAGCCACAGACTGGACACCAGCACCAGAGGATGTTGATTCGACTATAAACAATGTAAAGGAAAGTACTAATCAATATATCACAGATGTCTCTGACAGCTTGGAAAAAACAGAAGAAAAATTAGCCGATTTGGAATCCAATACCAATGCCACCCTTAAATTATGCGTAAAAGAAGATGAAACTGGACGCCTAAAGTCTATGATAGAAGCCATTGCCGATACTATCAACATCACGGCAAAAGGTGGATTGAATCTTACTGGTAATAGATTCAGTGTAAGTAGTACGAATCTTACTATTACTAAAGATGGTAGCATGACATGTAAGAATCTTTCGGTTACAGGTGGAAATATTAATATCGAAGCAGACGATTATCAAACTGGTAAAATATCAACTCATGCTAATTGGTATACGTCGTCATTATCGCCATTTGGGCTAACTGCTACTGGGCGATTTAACAATGCTACATATTCCAACTCTGGAATAGAGTTTGCAAGAAATGGGACATCTGAAAGTGTTATTGTCATAGGGTGTAACAGTGAAGTTGATGATATTGGAATATATGCTAACAGTGCAAGAATAACATCGCAATTGATTATACCAGTCGGATATAACAAGTTAAATCAGCGTGCAACCACATCAGCAAATAGTATTCAAGCGTTTAATTATGCATGGACAATAAACGGTACGGGATTATTTATACTTAATGCTGGAGTCTGGACTGATACCACTGATGATTATGGAACCACTAATTGTGCTATCTATGTCAATGGAGCATGTGTTGTAGCAAATACTCATCGATATGGTGAAAGTTCAACTTCAGTAGAATTAGATGCCGGTGCAACATTTGTATACTGGTTCGTGAACGCTAATAATCAGAAAGTGCTATTACAAGCAGGCTCAACAAAAACAGGAAACAAAACACTCACATACACTGTTCAAGGCTTATTCGGCTTGGCGGTAACTTAAAAAGAAAAGGAGATTAATATTATGTTAGAAACAAGAAGCGATATTACATTATCAGGAACAAGCTACATCGAAAAAGCTGTAGCTGGAGCAGAAACAAAGATGAGAACAGATGTTGTTTATCTCACAGCAACAATTAACTCAGGCAGCATCAGTTATTCAGTGAATAAGACTATTCAGGACAAGGATACTTATTTGAAGAATAAAGAATCATGTGATAAAGATATAGCAGAATTTGAAGCTACAGTAATGAGCTACATACAGCAGGCATAAGGAGAAATTCAAAATGGATTTGACATTAGGCGAAATAAGAGATAAGTATAAGGTTTTTGTAGCAATATCTTCAAAAAAGCTCCCAATAAAGTTGTCATACGCAATTTCGAAGAATCTTTCAGTATTAGAAAAAGAAGCAAACTTAATTGATGATAATCGTATAAAGTTGGCAGAGGCTTATGCTGAAAAGAATCCTGACGGAACTCCAATTATTGATGAGAATAAGTGCTATGTTATTAACGAAGCAGCATTACCAAGTCTTAATAAAGAAATTGCTGAGTATTATCGAACCGTAACCAGTATCGATATTTGCAAAGCTAATATTAAAGAACTTGATAAGCTTGAGGACTCAAGATACGATGCTCTTAGCCCAGCAGAGATATCAGCATTGGATTTTATGCTTGAAGATATTATAGAAAATTAAAGAGGGATGATAAATGAAGAATGTTTTGTTTCAGACATACATAATTATCTTATCGACAGCAATGCCGACATTAATGGGATATATTGTATGGTTATTACAGCGTCAGAAGAAAGATCGTGACGCTAACAGTAAAGGTACTATGTTGCTTTTAAGAGCACAGTTGATAGAGTATCATGACAAATTTATGGAGATAGGAGAGATTCCGTCTGATGTGTATTCAAACTTTTGCGAAATGTATGATGCTTATCACAATCTTGGAGGGAACGGTATGGCTACAAAAATGTATAAAGAGATAGAAGAACTTCATCTCAAATGTAAGGAGGAAAAATCATGAAGAAGATGAGTAATAAAACTTATGACACACTTAAGTGGATTGCAATGATTGGTTTACCAGCACTTATTACTTTTTATGGTATTGTTGGTGCTACTTGTCACATCCCGTATACAGATGCAGTGCTTACAATTGCGGGTGCGTTTGATGCAATGATGGGAACAATGCTTGGTATATCATCAAGTAAGTACAACAAGGATAATAATACAACTGAACAGTAGATTATCAGGGGGCGTGCATACAACATGCCCTCTTATTTTTACCTAGGTTAAAACTCCGTACATAGGTTACATAGAAATTCATTAATATTACTTCCAGAACGGAGGTGAATTCAAAATGGAACAAGACATACACGAGTACCCAGAATTCTCTGGTAAGAATGTCCCTGTAAAAGAAGTAGCAAGACTGATGGGTAAAGACCAACAATTTATTCGACAGGGAATCATACGAGGTATATTACCAATAGGGGTTGCCTTTAAAAAGAAAATCGTAGATTCAAAATGGAACCAGGAAAAAGAATCTACGCAGTATGACTTTTATATAAGTCCTAAATTATTATGGGAATACACAGGCATATTATATAAAGAAGAATAA